GGAGGAAGAATATCAATAATATCTTTCATTTTATTATAAGAGGATCTTATATCATCTTTATTTTTTCAATCGATTGATGAAACATCAACTCCTTGAGAAATAAAGACCAGTGATTCGATTAATTCTCCATTAAGTAGTTCATTCTTTGAGGCTATATTAAGCTTTCTAAATTCATCTAAGAATATAGAAATTTTAAAATAGTCCTTGATAGAATTATCTATTTGAAAGAGATAAAATCAGAATCCTGGTTTTATGATAAATCAAATCATATCAGTAAGGTAAAAGAATGGACCAAGCTTAGTTGTCGAAACTCGTCACCCATTAAAAAATAGGTAAAGATTTGAAACTTTAACCTTGGATCATATCTCGACTAATTTAGTCTCTAATAAAATAATATTTTTATTAAGGATTGAAGATAAAACTTGATTATTAATATTAAAATTGTAAGACGAATACTCCTTCTCCTTCAGGTTAGGGAGCTGCTTACGAATCTTTGATATTAGTAAAGATCCAAAAATAATTTCAATTTGTGCTTTAGACAGAAATGTCTTAGGCACTTTTCGAAAAAATTCAAGGGGGTTACTAATACTAATCATTCTCATATCCATAGCCTCCAAAAATAGTTTAGGAATATAAAATCTATGCCGTAGGGCCTGGAGTATTAAACCAGGACCGATCGGAGTAAAGTTTATGTTCTTTCCTACTCAAGTTTTAGCAAATTCTGTAAATTTTTTACTAATTACAGACTTTGATAAATTAATATCTAAACCTAATGAATTCATTAGTTTTAAATATTCTTGAGCTACTAGATCATTGGCGATAACAACGTCATCACCGATGATACAGTAGTCTTTGAAACCAGGGGTATCTGCTCTAAGAGCGGATATTTTAACCAAAACATGATGAGTGAATGCTAGCATTCCTCAACTTGAATAGGCTCCCATTGGTTGACCAACGGAATATAAGATAGTTTTATTTTTATAAATCCAAGGTAAGGATATTACTCTACTTCATCCAGAACCATCATACCCTAGGGTATTAAGGATCTGTATTTGTAAAGATATTGGCAACCTATCAGTTGCCGCAGAAAGATCAAAACCATATAAGGATTGACCAGGTTTAACCCTGGCAATTAATTCCCTAAATGGTTTGTGTTGATCGAAAGTTCCATCTTGAGGTAAACTCTTTAGAATCTTGAATAAAGAATCATGAAGAGGTTTAAGACATTGCTGTATTCACCAATTGGTGACTGCAACAACACGGGCTTTACCCGCTTGGTCATAAACTACCGAAAGACGGCCCATTACTGCCCTTTTACCATTAAATATTAAAATATTTAAGAAATAAATAGGTAGAGATGTAGCCAAATTCAATAGAAGGTATAAGGTTCATTGAACATTTCTTAAACCATTAAATTTTATTAAATAAAATAAATGATCTAAGTTATGAACAAACGCTAAAGCGTCTGCATGTGGTCCTCAAATACTTTTCTTTGAATTGGGACTAGCTCTTTCACCACCGATTAGATAAGACTTGTTTACATATAATTTCATATCAGGTATTATCTCTTTAAGAGATAAGTTGATTTCATCAGAAGGTAAAACTTCTAATGAACCAGCTTTCTTCGGAGAAGTAATAGTAGATAAATCTGCTATCACCTTCGTAGGAAATACACGATATATAGAAATTATAGATAATAAGACCTTTATAGTAATCTGATCTGATCAAGCAACGGGTTGTAAATTACAACGTCGTAATACTTTACGCAGACCATCTGGAACTATAGTGGGTAAACCAAACCTATCTGTTTTGACTCTAATTTTATTAGGATCAGAAGCAGAAGGATTTCCTGCTAGGAATTGAATTATTAATCTTGAAGTTTCTTTAAGATAATTGAAAGTAAAATTTCATTTATTTTTAGAAATCAAAGTTATTATTCGCTCTCCTAGTAGTAAAAAGTCTCTTTTTCTATGTAAGGAGAAGAGAGAAACTAATCTTATATAACGAATAACTTCTTTCGGAGTTATTCATTCTTTCGGATTAATCTTATTATTCAGAAAAATAGAACGGTTACTTATAAATTGTAATATATTTTTTATAGTAGCTGTATGTTTTAACTGATTAATTATTATACCGTCATTCCTAGGTAGAGAAAAAAGGGGTGCTAACCCGTTAGCATCTACTGTCATCAAAGACACTAGTAAAGAGGAAGGCATAATACCAGTATTTACTGGATAGTTCCGTGAATAAACCGAACTAGTTTTATATATAACTAGATGGAGTACACTAGGGATGTGGAACGGTTGGTTGTAACCAATGACTAACGCAAT